TATTCTACTTTCAGAGAATTTTATGAGAAAGACTTTCAAAAATTTATTGATTACAACATACAAGACGTTGAGATTGTTGACGCATTAGAAGATAAACTTGGTTTAATTGAGTTAGCACTAACTGTTGCCTATGAATCTAAAGTAAACTATGATGATATATTTTCACAAGTTAGAGTATGGGATACTTTGATTGCCAATCATCTATTGAAAAAAAACATATGCATACCACCAAGAGAAGAACATAGTAAAGATACAAAATACGAAGGCGCTTATGTAAAAGACCCTACAGTTGGTCAGCACAAGTGGGTATGTTCTTTTGATATTAACTCACTATATCCACATATCATTATACAATATAATATTTCTCCTGAAAAGATAATAGGCCAAGATCCTTCTGGTATTTCAGTAAACAAAATGTTAAAACAAAACATAGACTTGTCTCATTTAAAAAATGAACATGCTTGTATAACACCTAACGGTGCAAAGTTTAAAAATGATAGTCAAGGTTTTCTACCTGAAATGATGGAAACAATGTACAATGAGCGTGTGATCTATAAGAAAAGAATGATCAAGGCTAAAAAAGAATACGAAAAAACAAAAGAACCACATTTACTAAAAGAAATTGCAAGATGTCATAACATTCAATGGGCAAGAAAGATTGCTTTGAACTCAGCCTATGGTGCAGTTGGTAATCAATACTTTAGATTTTATGATGTAAGACAAGCAAGTGCTATTACAACGGCAGGCCAATTCATTATCAGATTTATTGAAGAAAAGGTCAATGGTTATATGAATAAGATATTAAAACAAGATGAAGACTTTGATTATATCGTTGCCTCTGATACAGATTCAATCTATGTAACATTAGATAAACTAGTTGAGAAGACTTGTAAAGGTAAAGACAATGAACAAATATGTAACTTTATTGATAAGGTTGTTAACAGTAGACTAGAGCCGTATATTGAAAAATGTTTTGATGAATTATCTGAATATACAAATGCATTTAAGAACTGTATGGTAATGAAACGTGAAGTAATTGCCAACAAAGGTATATGGGTTGCAAAGAAAAGATATATGTTAAACGTATTAGACGATGAGGGTGTAAGACTTTCTGAACCTAAACTAAAGATCATGGGTATTGAGGCAGTTAAATCATCTACACCACAAGTTTGCAGAGGTAAAATTAAAGAAGCAATCAAAATTATTATGAATAAAGATGAAGATACTTTACAAAAATTCATTGCTGATTTTAAAACAGAGTTTGATGAACTATCTGCTGAAGCAATATCTTTTCCTAGATCATGTAACAATATTCAAAAGTATAAAAACCCAGCAACCATATTCAGTAAAGGTACACCAATACATGTAAAAGGTTCATTGATATATAATCACAAACTAAAAGAACTTAAATTACATAAACAATATCCTTACATACGAGAGGGTGACAAGATTAAATTTCTAAAACTAATAGAAGCAAACCCATTTAGATTTGATGTAATCAGTTATATCACAACGTTGCCTAAAGAGTTTGAACTAGACAAATATATAGATCGTGAAACACAATTTGAAAAAACATTCCTTGACCCTATGCGATTTATATTACAAGCAATAGGCTGGTCACAGGAAAAGAAAGCAAGTTTAGAGGCATTTTTCGGATGAAAATAATAGATGATTTTTGGAAGTGGATAAAAGGTACAGAGTTAGTTGAACTAGATGACATAGATGTTTCCCAGGATCCTGTTAGACCTGAACTCACTCTAGGTTTTAGAATTACACATAATAGAAAGATATTAGGATTAAAATATGAAGGTAAGATTATAGCAATTGTTTGTATTGCAGTTTGTCCTGAAGTACCACATACTGTTAGAGAAATGGATTATATGTCTAGAGTAAAAGACGGCAGTATTGTTGTTGCATATACTGTATGGTCTAAAAAACGTGGTGCAGGACAAGAGATCATTAATAAACTAGCCACATATGCAAAAGAAAAACAATTTAAAAGATTAGTTACCTTATCTCCTTTGACGCCAATGGCGACACATTTCCATATTAAGAACGGTGCTAAACAAGTACATATAAATGATGTAACACAAAACTTTGAATATGATCTCAACAAAAAAGTATAATATAATCTATGCCGATCCTCCATGGCATTTTCAAAATTATAATAATGATAAGGCACAAACTAATCCTGCCAATCATTATCCTACAATGAACATGAAAGACATAGAAAATTTACCGATAGGTGACCTAGCAGACAAAGATTGTGTATTGTTTATGTGGTGTACCGATCCTTTACTACACAAACAAATACCACTGGTAGAGAAGTGGGGCTTTGAGTATAAGACAGTAGGTTTCACGTGGGCGAAAACAAATAAGAATAGAATAAACAATTACTTTTTTAAAGGTCCAGGATATTGGACTAGGGCCAACACCGAGACATGTATACTTGCAACAAGAGGTAAACCAAAGAGAGTTGGTGGTAATGTAGATAGATTAGTTGTGAGTGAACGTAGAGAACATAGTAGAAAACCAGATAGAATCAGAGACGATATAGTAAAATTATGTGGTGACTTACCACGTATAGAACTATTTGCTAGAACTTCTATGCCTGGTTGGGACGTATGGGGAAACCAGGTTGACAAATTTAGTTGAACGTGATATAATATGAAGATGAAAACATTAACAAATGATCAAGCACTATATTGTGCTAATATATTCAATGACTACTTTGAAAAGTTTAGTCGTATAGATGAGTATATGAGAGACCAAAAGTTATCTCAAATAGGAGATGTACCATCTGCTTTGCCTGGCATGGGCCTAGAGGGTACTATATTTTCTAAATTTGATATGTCGCCTAAAGATATGGAATTTGAAATACTAGAGCCAGATAATGAAACATATGATACATTATTAAACATGACTTCTTCTCATACTAATATGTCAAGTGTACCTGGTAAAAATTTAAAGATTGCAGTAAGAGAAAAGAATAGTGGTCAGTGGGTAGGTTTTATAAGATGTGGTTCTCCTGTTATAAACATGAAACCAAGAAACGATTTGTTAACTCACGTACCAGAATTAGTAAGTTTTAATAAGACTTCTATCATGGGATTTGTAATAGTACCAACTCAACCTTTTGGTTATAATTACCTAGGTGGTAAACTATTGGCTGCCATATGTTGTAGTCATACAATAAGAGAAAAATTAAATGCAAAATATGGTATGAATTTATCATTGTTTGAGACTACAAGTTTATATGGTAATAGTAAATCATCTAGTCAATACGATGGTATGAAACCATATTTAAGATATAAAGGTTTAACTGATAGTGATTTTATACCTTTGATACATGGTAAACCTTTCCATGACCTTGCAACGTTTGTTGAAAACAATGTAGGTAAACTTATTAAAGATGACGCCTCTAGTAGAAAGTTAAAACTAACTACAGCCATTATTGGTTTAGTAAAAAGAAGTTTAGATAAAAGTAATTTAGAAAGATTTAATACAACTATAAGTAATGCTAAGAAACTAACTGAAAGAAAAAGATATTATGTTAGTGACTATGGTATCAAGAACTATCTAGATATAGTAAAAGATAACAAGACAGATATTATTAAAGGTGAGAATTGGGATAAATTTAACCTAAATAATATCATAGATTGGTGGAAGAAAAAGGCTGAGTCTCGTTATAATAAACTGAAACAAGAAGATAGATTAAGGAGTGAGTTAGAGGTATGGACACCAGACGCAAAAATAGATATAATAAGATAATGGCTATTTCAGAGGAATCATACAAAGACTTAAAAGAATATTGGGACTTTCAACGTACAAGAGAGTACAATTGGGAAAAACTATGTGAGGTTTGCTCTAACGTAGAATCAAACTTTGCGTTTACAAATGGTAAATCTGGTGACGAGTTAAGAGATACATTATGGAATAAGATTGACCAATCTGAATTTGAAAAACCACCTAAAGATTGGGTACCACAAGACAAAAAATATAGGTTATGGAACGAGGGTGAGCCTAAACCTATAAAGATTAAATTTAAAGCAGTAAAAACAATACAAGCTTGACAACATTGAACGGATATGTTATAGTAAGTGATAATTAAGGAGACAATATGAGTGATTTTTTAAAAGATATAATTAAAGAAAGTGGTAATGAGTATGCAGGTTTAGTAAGTGATGGTATGGATAGTGATGTTACAAGTTTTGTAGACACAGGTTCGTATTCATTTAACGCCCTATTATCAGGATCAATATACGGTGGTATGCCAGCAAATAAGATTACTGCTATC